GGACCGTGTATATATAACACTTATGACGATGCTGCCGCCGTATACAATGCGTCGAAATCTTCGGCACCCGGCTTTGCCGGTGCCGGTGACCTTGGTGCCGCTGCACAAGCAGCACCCACTGTTGACGAGGATTTCATCGATACGAGGAATGCTGATATTTTTGAGATTGTGGATGCCACTTCTGTTGGTACAATAAATGATGGACCGCCCCCCACTGTGGAGGAAGGGACACAAACGGGCCTTGCTGGTCAGTTTGTCGGACCTGCGGGTGCATCGGAGTCACCCGACAGCTGCACGGATGTCAACTCTCCAATATCTATCCCTACAACTCCGTTAGAAGAGATGCTAGAATGCCGAATCGCATTCCTCATCGAAGAGCAACTATATTCGCTGCTGGAGAAGTTTCAAGATTTAGTTACTCACGAGGGCGGATCATCATTCTCGCAAAAGTTCCTAGAAGAAGGTGTGCCCCTATTGGATATCTACCGACCTGGATTTGATACAGACAAGGCACAATCGCGATTTTTTGGCGTAACCAGTCCCAAAACCATTGCGCAGGAATCAATAAATAGGCAATATGAAGAATATGAGAGGATATATAATATTTGGCATAGTGCCCTTGTCGGTTGGAATACAGCCATTGGTGCCGCCGGGACGGCCGCCTTCGTCGTTGGCATCGCCGCCGCCGGTTATTTTTCCGGCGGAACTTTGGCGGTGCTCGTCGCCGCCATCGTCATCGAAATCTGGGCACCCATCCAGGTCGCAATTGCCAGTGGACTCCTGCCAATCCCAGTGCCCAAACTCATCTCCCAGGAAGTTCTAGACGATGAGGCCACCTCCGGCGAAGGAGACGCCGGCCGGTTTTATACAAGTTTTGATAATACAACTTATCTATATACGAATATTGATCCGCAGGTCTTCGGGCCCCGCTTATTGGAATCTATGTTCGAGACTCTTGAGAGGACTACTGACCTGGCGGATGATTTCTTTGAAGGTTTAAAACTTGTATGGGATATGGGCGCCCCATGGAACCCTCCCGCAAATGGACCCTGGGCAAATGCGCCAGATCCACGGCAAGACAGAGATGTCACATGGACGGATTTGGTGGCAAAGCCTGTCGCCGATGACGATGGTCCCGCAATTCCTACGCCACTCGCAAAGGTTGTCTCAAACTTTGGAGTAGAAAATGCATATTATAGTCCTTTTAATATCATAGCCCCCGCCGACGGATTTAGTCTTGTTCCTTTCCCAAAACTCAGGGATATTATTGATATCAGTTTGGATTCCTCGTCGATTGTCACCACTGGCAAAGATAAAGAATTGATATTGCTATCAGAATTCAGCAGCACTGATGTGGGTGGTGATGTCCCAGGACAAGGACAAGTCATATTAGAAAGATATGTCAAAACGAGGAAGGCACCGAGGGTGGCGGACGTCCAAGATAACTTTAGCGGAGAAAGGTTTAATGAACCCCCTGCACCACCAGGCACAACGAAAATAAACCTGAACGGCGAGATACCGAGCGTAACCCAGGTTTTGAGTCCAAGGGAGGTTGTCAATACTTCTAATCGCGATTGTGTTGAACGTGATGATTCTTCCTTTCTTGAGAAGTTTGGAATCGGGCCTAATGTCACTCTCGGCGGAGAGATAAATATAGCAACGGAGCAAATCTGGAACATAGATGAGTTCCAAGAATTCCTTGATGACCTTAGCAACTTACCAACATTCGAATCTTTTACTGAAGTATCTTTTGGGCTGAGAATGGTGTATATGCCGCCTCCGCATCAACTAGTTGATGCGGATTCTACCGAACAAGTTATCACCAATGAAGAAGCGCTAGATCTGGGACTCATTGATACTATTGACTTTGAAAGCGAAACCCGCGAAGGCATTTACACTGGTCGAGGATTGCCCGTGCCGCTGCTCGAAGGCACACGCGGTCTAGCAGCAATCGCCGCCGGACACAGGGGAGTCCCAGGAACGGGTGGCCACCCTCAATTATTTGCGCGTTTTAAATATGATACAGACGTCATCGAACAAGAGAGATCCTATTTTGAATACGAATTGTTCAAGATGTCCGAACAAACAGAAGACGCGACCACACAAGCTGTCAGACTTGCGACCGAAGAAGGGCCCCACGGACGAGCCGCCAGGCCCGTCATCGATGAGGAGGCTTTAACTGAACCTGTATGGAGGGAGAGATACCTACATTTGTTTCCGCTTGGGTCAGTCGAGATACCGGTTGATTTCTCCACTGTTGGTCCCGATAAGAATGGTAAACTTGGATTTCAATCCGACTTTCAAGAGATATATCGAAAAGATTATTTGAAAAATCTAACGACGTCGCTGAAGAAATCATCAGTATATCAATACCTCTTCAAATATTGTGTGCCAGGAGATACGATGCTAACATTCGTGTCTATTTATGCGAACCTGACAAACGAACTTTCAGACGAGTTTTTTGATAAGACAAAGTTTGAACTCAAGAGTCTATTCGAGATCGTCTCTAACGGCGGCGATTATACATTTGAGACATCAGAGGAGAAAAAGAGAGGGGGCAACAGAGGAGAGTTCGCCCGCGCAATGGCGAACTACGGAACAGAAGGAAATACAAGAAATCCAGGATTGTTTGACTTAGCTGTAAAAACTCCGAAGCAGATCTTCAAAGGATTGGCAGAGTTTATGGATCCTGTTATAAAACCGGCATCAACAATCGTCAAGGCAGGACATGCTGGAAAATTCCTTCCACAGACAATGAAGTATCTATACCCAGATATGACCCCCGGTGGCGTGGAGATGCCCAACTTCTTTGTGACAAATGTTATTCTTCCCAAAGGTGCAGTACCACCACCAATCGGTGACTTTCTTAGAAAATACCCAACCGTAATACGGCGCGCCGAATCTGAAATGCCCCTTTCGACGGACGCCAACGCCCCACCGATTCTTCATAACAATGAAATGGTAACGTTCAGGTTGAGAGATAGGATAACGAAGGGATCTGAAGCAGGTAACCACTTTTTTGATATTTATTTACAGAAAGTGTTCTTTGCACAATATAACCCTGCCGCCTACGATGCCCAAGGCGTTTATGGGGCATATGTCCAGTCCAGAGACATTGCTGATTTCCCCGGCGCCAAGAACGGAGCGGGTGAAATAATCAAACCTAGGGAGGTGGCACATCAAAATTATATTCTCGCGCTGATGAAGCGAGATATGAGAAGGATGGCCAGCACATTGTTCGGTGCATATCGAGATGACTTAGAAGTTGTACGACTGGGAATAATTGAAGAACTGAAGTCGCTAGATCCGCCAATCATTATTACTGAGGATGATCTTCCAGATTTTTCGTCTAGCACTTTCAAGAAGCTGCGAGACTCTGACATCTGTAATGCTAGGGATATAATTCTAGGAATACTCAAGGGAGAGCGACCAGTGGATCCCAGCAAATTCAATACTCCCGAAGGACATAATCTCGCTACTGGTGACTTGTTTGTAATCAATCCAGAGACTCAAAAAATGGAGACAATCTCTAAGGCAAATGGCGGAGGAGAAACGATTAATTGGATTATTTGGGGAGATGTTGGCGGATCGATTCGAATACCGAACCCTCCAAAACCAGAACCCGTATTCCCAGGATATCCACTTCCATTACCAGTGTTCCCAATCGCGATGTCTTCGTTACCATCTGATGTAGTGCCATATAGTCCGTCACCACCGCATGGTCCGCTTGGGTGGGTATACCACGCAATCGCAGCGACCGACAACTTGCAGAATATTCCCCTAGGTCTTAAAGCAGTACAAAGAGAGGAAGAAGGTCTTCAAAATAAGAAAAAGCTTCACGAAAAACTATGTATAGACATGGAGCGCATTTCTGCCGAAGAGAAGAAACGGCGCGGGTTGGAGTAATATACGATGTCAGGATTTTCGCCATCACTACCACTAAGAAAAGATCCGACGTATGTGGGTTTCGCCCTTAATGACACGATGCTTGACGTAATCAAGCAAAATTTTAAACATCTTGTATTAACTGCACCCGGCGAGAGGATGATGATTCCAGACTTTGGCGTGGGAATGAGGAATTATTTGTTCGAAACAAATGATCCACTCACGCACTCGGCGATTAGGTCAGGACTCTCGTCACAGGTTGATAAATATATGCCATTCATATCGATATTAAATGTAGAATTTAACGATAACGGCGCAGCATTAGGTGACCTTAGCAATAGTTTGCAGATAGTTATAACATATCAGATTTTACCTCTCGGATTGAGCGACACATTATTGGTAGAGATCTAAAAGGGGAGAAGTTTTGAGATGCCATCAGGTAAGAAAGTAGCGATTAATTATACGAATAGAGATTTTAACTCGATAAAGAACGAGCTGGTAAACTATGCCAGAAAGTATTATCCAGATACATACAAAGATTTTTCAGAGGCAGGATTCGGATCTTTGATGATGGATACTGTCGCCTATGTAGGGGATATACTATCTTTCTACACAGATTATCAGGCGAACGAAAGTTTTTTAGAGACAGCAATTGAATATGATAATATTGTAAAACACGCTCGCCAGTTGGGATATAGGTTAAACAAGAGCCCGTCTTCATATGGTACCGTAACACTCTATATTGTAGTTCCTGCTACATCCGCCGGTCAACCAAACACCGCCTATAAACCAGTGATCAAGCGAGGGACAACTTTATCATCAGATAATAATACACAATTTATGTTGACAGAGGATGTAGACTTTTCAGACATCAGTAATAACGTTGTTGTGGCCACCGTTAACGACAACACTGGACTGCCCACATCTTATGCTATACAGTGCTATGGGCAAGTTGTTTCGGGTCGGATAATTGAGGAAATTGTAACGGTGGGAAATTATGAAAGGTTCCTCAAAGTCAGGATTGGCGGCACTGATGTTGCCGAAGTAATATCTGTAGAAGATTCAGAAGGCAATGAGTATTTTGAGGTGGAGAACCTCTCTCAAAATATAATCTACCGGGCGATAACCAATACGAATTCAGAAGACAGAGAAAATACTCCTTCTCTCATAAAGCCACGATATATATCACGGAGGTTTGTAGTAGAGAAATCTAGGGATATTACTACACTACAATTTGGAACTGGGGATGAAAGTTCTGACAAGAGTAGCGCGATTTCTGAGCCAAGCACTGTAGTGATGTTTGCCTATGGGAAAGATTACATTACAGATACCGCAATTGATCCCTCAAGACTCATTGACTCTAATAAGTTCGGTGTAGCACCATCCAACACAACTCTCCGCGTCCGCTTTCGGGTGAATAGCAGTCTTGGTAATAACCTCTCTGCTGGCGCCCTATCTTCTCTTCGCACTGTCAATTTTTCATTTGAGAATGAAAATGATCTCTCGCCATCACTTATCCAGAATGTAATCGGATCTTTGGAGGCCAACAACGACACTCCTATTGTCGGCAGCGTCTCTCTTCCTACATCCCAAGAAGTAAAAATAAGAAGTCAGGGAATGTTCGCAACTCAACACAGGGCAGTTACGAGAGAAGATTATATGAATATGGTTTATGCGATGCCAGATAAATTTGGTATGGTTAAGCGAGTTAACGTCATCCAAGATAACAGATCTTTCAAAAGAAACTTGAATCTATATATCGTCTCCGAAGATAATGCCGGCAAGTTAGTTCAATCCAATCAATCACTGAAGAGTAATCTGAAAACGTGGTTGAACAAAAATAAGATGATAACAGATTCGATTGATATGCTGGATGCGAAGATAGTTAACTTTGGTATTCAGTTTGAGGCGATTGGAGAAGTAAACCAAGACAATATTGATTTATTGTCAGATGCAGTCACGGCACTGGGAAGAAAGTTCGACAAGTATTATGATATTTCTGAGAACATATACATATCTGATATATATTCCACTCTGAAAGATGTTGAAGGCATACTCGACGTGGTGAGTGCAAAAGCCTTTCTAAGAGTGGGAGGCGCATATTCTGATGTTTTTTATGATTTCGAAGAAAATCTATCTGCCGACGGTAGGATGATTAATATACCAAACAATGTTATTGTGGAGTTGAAGTCCCCAAATGTTGATATCAAGGGAGTTATTAGATAATGGCAATAAAGAGATATACTGCCGACGCAGACAACTCAATAACAGATGCCTATAAATCAAATTTGATTGACTCTGGCAGTCTCGCGAACATGGGCGAGTCCGATGTCATGGAAGTATTCTCTATATTCGCCCAAGCAAACTCCTCCTCCCTAGAACTAACACGAATATTAACAAAGTTTCCAATATCTACTATCGTATCCGATAGAACGGCAGGAACGATCCCGGTAAGCGGCAGCACTAACTTTATCCTGAAACTAACGAATGCTGTTCATGGGCAAACTCTGCCAACAAAATTCAACCTAACTATACAACCTATTTCTCAATCGTGGGAAGAGGGGTTCGGGTTGGATATGGAAGACTATAGTGATCTTGGGGCATCAAACTGGATATCAGCATCTACTGGCGTCGCCTGGACAACACCCGGCGGCGACTACCTTACCTCTAGCAACTATAATGCTTATTTCGAAAATGGCACTGAGGATTTAGAGGTTGACATAACAAGTCTAGTGGAGCAATGGGTAGACGGAACGATAACAAATTACGGCGTCGGTATCCACCTCACTGCTAGCGAGGAGAACGCCGCCAGAAGTTATTATACTAAAAAGTTCTTCGCCCGAGGCAGCGAATTCTTCTTCAAAAGACCTTACATTGAGGCGAGATGGAACTCGGCAGTTACAGACGACAGAAACGACTTCATCCTAAGCAGCTCCCTGCTGCCGGCAGAAGATAAC